TCTTTCTCATCCACGAATGGAATATGAAGGGATTTAGGACCTCTCCGACCGAAACCTGACGACGTAGAAGCATTAATACGATTTATGAATTCATCAACTCTAGAACCATTAATCGCATCTTTAACTGAAAGAGGATTAAGCTTCGCGACTCCCTCTCCATTGAGATTCTTCACGATACGCTCTTTCAACTCTGTAACGACACGTTTCAGTATGAAAGGGTCCAATGGTTGGGTCGTCTTCCCGAGCTTCTTCAGCGCAATGTTCCAAGGAGAGATGTATTCATCAGCTCCTATCTTTGGTTTCATCAAAGGAGGTCCAAACTGCTGCTTCACCTTGGGATAGTATTGTGAAAATACTTTCCCAATGCGATCCCAGTGGGGAGAAATGGTCAAATTAGACTTGGTGTTGATCTTAGTTGGCAAAGGTAGCTTTCCAAGATACTTACAGCCCTGGAGGCGCTCGTATTTAAACGGGCTCTTTTCCAGAGGAGCTTCCAACACGTCATGAAGAGACAGACGTCCCTCACTGATGATAGGGACAAGTCCAGAAAGGTCATTTACTTTGTCAATCGAATCACACACCAAAGACTTAGTAAGAGGAACAGCAATACTACGCACACCAGTACCAGCATGAAGTCCAGCAATAACGGAACCATTACCTCTCTCAATGAGAAGGGGGAGACCACAAAGACCTGCTGAGTGATCTTTCCATTCGTATTGCCACGCTTCCACCAAAGACTCCGAAGGAGCGTACTTGTCTCTAAGACAGCCTGGGTTGGAAACCCAGGTAGCAACTACAGGACAGGCAGCAATAAGAGCGTTCACCGAACAAGATGGAGGTTCATCCCCTCCTATATGCTTAGTGATATCAATGAATCTCAGACCAGGGGTGGTTATAAACGCTAGATCACCGGACACCAAAACGGTGAAATTGGGATCTACATTTATGTCAACAAACTGTGTTCCCTCACCCACATCATAACCTGAACAACTAATTTTCACTCGGGTAACTTCGTTGAAGGATCCTAGAGCGTGTCTATTGATCACCGCAACTCCTCCTTTGAGGCCAAGAACAAAGGTGGCAGTACAAGTGTTATCATGATACACCTTCGCGCCTCTACAGTTCCTACGTACAGCATCCCAAAGGGACACTATACCAGAAGTATGAACGGGAGGCGGGGCACAATGCCGAACGTTCCACGACTCATGAACTTTGCTCTTGATTCTCACGTAAGAAGGACCACAACCTAACTTGTCTTCGGCGGCCTCAAGAGCTGCAGCACATGGATCTCGTTCCAAAAAGGAACTACCCTCAGACATGAAGTCTCTCCGCTTTCGCCTTATGTAATAACACAAAAGGCCAAGAGCTGCTAAGACACCAGCTAAACTAGCAATAGTTTTGCTGTTTTTCTCAATATAAGGTGACTTAATTTTGCCAATGGCAAACATAAGTTTTCTACATTCGTGAGAGAATTTTTGTCTGACTTTCTCTTTTAACTTGTCCACTATCATGCTAAATCTAAAACTCTTAATCCAATGAGTGACAAAAGCAACCATGAAAAGAATTAGCAAAGAAAAGTTGACCACGTTTATTCCCATACACATAGAGATAAACAAAAAGAAAGTAGAGGCGATCAAAGCAGAAAGTTTATCTGGCTCAAAAAGCTCAACGATCCATAAGAAGAGCTGCAACATAATCGTCTGCAGCACCAAAGGCAGCACACGCACTTTATGAGGGACACGATCTTGAACAAAGGAATGCAAAGACTCCGTACGAATATCAGGATCATATCCTTTGGCTTCACATGTGTGTTCTTTACTCTCTAAAGATCGGCTCTCCTTAACAACCCATTTCTTTCTACTCCTCTTAGCAGATGCAGACGAAGGGACGAACTCGCGAAAAATGAGATTATCCTCTCCTTCTTTGTGATCGACATCGCAACTCAAGGGTCGGGAAAACACTTCCTCGACAGTGTCTGAAAGGTCATGAGATGCCTTGCTAGATTCTGCAATCCGAGATTCATGATCAATGAACAACTCACGCAAGTGACTCAAGAAATCCACAACGCTCCCCGTACTAAAAATATTAGTCTTATGAGAGTTTGCAGCGCCATTTGCCTCTCTCCTATAGACATGGAAGGTCCAAACATCACTGTTCCCACTAGCTTTGCTAGGGTCGATTTCTACAGATCCATCCTTCCTAAACTCGGGTTTGACAACAACCTCAACATAAATGAAGCGACGAGCAATAGCGGCAGGGTGCGATGTTGCCTCCTTAGCATTTAGGGAAGGGTTGTTCGTATCTAAGATAACCATCTTGGGCGCACACCGTATCTTCCCTTTATCTTCAAAGGCGACATCAACAGTCTTCGGAAGAGCATCAATAACCGAGCACAATTCCTCAATGCAAGCATCTCCTTGGGATCTAACTCTCGCGGGGTTCTTATTACCGAGTTCAGAATAGTGGATAACCAACTGTGAGAAGGGATTATACCCATCCCAATAGGTGGAGGTGGTACATCTATTAAAGATGACTCCTTGAGAAAACTCAACACCTATAACCTTACAGTAAGATCGAACCACCGCCTGGACAATGAGAGACTTTCCGACTCCCGGGTCGCCGTGAATCATCACGGCAACGGGAGGAGATCGCGTCTTCGAATTATTGAAATCTCGTTCGCGGATGAAAATATTATCCATCTCATTCCGAAATTTAGACAACCTCTTGTAATCAGGATGGTAAGTAGCCATTCTGGAAAGAAGGTCATTGGAGATAGTCAAAACTTCAGAGGCTCTTCTCATAAACTCATGAGACATAATGTAACCGTCATGACCGAGGCCATAGGCGATGCGAGTAGAAAATCGAATAAGTTCTTCTATTTCCACACATGCAGACTCAACTGGATCGTCAGACCGAAGGAAAGAAGACCAAGGAGCACCACTAGCGAGAGCTTCTCCGAACTTAAGAAGATTCAACAAAGCAGTGAAAATGGAATGTCCTATTTCTAGGAACGTCATCCTCTTCTTGGGTAAACCAAACGTACTCCATATCTTCTTAGAGATATCCTTGCTAAAAAGTTTCATCGATGTTAGTCCCAAAACTAACTCGGAAACATGCTGGGCGACGTCTGATGTGACGACTTTATACGCCACGGAGGAAAACCATTCCAAATTCTCAGTTAGAGATTCCGTTTTGATATCCGAAGAACAAAAGTCACCAGGAAATCTGTCAAAAAATTCTTGGCTTCGTTTCTGGTACTTCGCCATGTGTAGCTTATACACGGAATCAGCCTCCTCGATATTAATAGAAAGAGTTAGAAAATACTGATGAGCACAAGCAGCATAATCCAGAAACGAAGTGCTACGGTAAGCTTGATAAAGGAAAACGACTACTGAGCGAAGCTCACGTGTCGATTTCATCCAATCCATGAAAGTCTGTAGCTCACGAGGCAACGTAACAAAGTCGGCAAAGTGCATGGACTCAGTTTTAATATCTTCAGCTCTACGGGCTTTGCGTGCAAGCTTCTTCTCCGATTTACGAAGATTGGCTTGCTCTCGGAAAGCTTTCTTCTCAGCTTTGGTATAACCAAGCTGCTTGCTTGCTTGCTTCTTCTTCCGAGGGTGAACACCGGATCGAGATTCAAATTTCTTATTAGAAATTTTCTGATACGCATCCATTGCTGAAGCACTCATTTCTTCAAATTGACGAGGCCCGCGACGGTCCTTCCGGATCTTCTCTTTCTCCTTCCTAACTCGCTTCTCCTGGTCTTTAGCGAGTTTCTTATTCTTAGCACGGCCAAACATATTTTGTCGGTGAGAATCGTCTCTCGCGTTTCGTTCTTCAATTGTGAAGGAAGGAAGCGACTTACCATCTTCTCTGAAAAAAGCTTCTACATCTTCGTCCTCATCTCCGTCAAGAACGGAGAATCTGACGTCATCGTATAACTTCTTCAATTGCTTTCTATAGGAAGATAGTGGAATCAGATTGTGTTGTTTCCTTTTCGTATCAACATCGTTAAATGCTATATTAAAATCGGAGGAATATACAACACGATTGAGAGTGGATTTTTTAATGCCAATCTCATATGACAGATTTTTCAAGATCTGACTAACTTTCATGCCAATTTCGGGTGGCACACCCGTTTTTGTCTTATTCAAAACTTTAGCAACGTGAAAATTTCGGTAGAGGTGAACCGTTAATTCATTCTCTCCTATTATCATTTTTCATATTCTATGTTTATACACGCAATATAGCAATCTGCTTCGTGTATCCATTAATGTTACTGGAGGGGCTAGAGATAAAGTAGCCCAAACACTCAGTAATATTCATTAATGCTGATCATTCTTACTCCCCTGATGATTGTTTCTAGGGGGACACAGTGCAAGATAAACTTACACATTTTGGACTTTTCTGATAGTCCTAAACCGGGTGTTATTAATGCACTCGAGAGAACTCGAGTATACAGGTATAACAGCAAGTTCAAGGACGAACAAAACAAAAACACAGCACAGTACTAGTAGTGCGCACTTCAAGCTAAAAGGTTGAAGCACACAAGTGTAGTAGAGTGCGTGTTCTTGCTAAGTTCCAAAATAACGACTGGGGTCCTA